GAAGCCTGCCGCCTCTAGCAGTGATATATCAGAAATCGAAGCGTTAGTGCTTTTCCTGTTCTTACCCGTGGCATCTGGATACACCCTGATAGAGTGCTTTGGATACCTTGCCTTGATTGTCTGAATCATCGCCGGGGTGTCGTATATCTGCTTTAGCTCATCCACCGCATACCATACGCCATCACGCACAACATAGATAACCGCGCTCATGTTGGTGACGTTAAAATCCATGCCGACCTTCAGGGCCTCGCCTTCCTCCATGGTGGCATCTGTTCTATTGCCTATCCTGTCATAACCTGTATAAACCGTTCCAGATCGAAGGTTCACAAACTCCCCGTTCACATAGGCGCTAACGAGCTCGTCCGGGTAAGTTTCTAACAGGCTGTCTATATAATCAGGCGGCAAATATTCGGCGTTTTCATAGGTGGAGGCTTGAACCATTGAATAACTAGCCTTTGGGGCCCTTGCGAAGCGGTCATAAACAAACAAAAAGCCCTCTGGCGTTGTGGTCACTCCTACGCTATTAACCACCCCATCAATCACAAGTCGCATACGGGCAATGATCTTATTCCATGCGAGAGAGGCCTTATCTTTAGGCAAAGTGTCGATTTCATCCACCAGTGCGCGGGCTATCTTGAAACCGATAATTGACCCTGGTTTATCCATCGATCGACAGATTATCGTGCCGTAATACACAGAGCCTCTGAATATATCTACTTCCTTGTCTCCGTATTTTATCCGAACATTAAAGCCCAAAAGCTCTGCTGCTTCTTCAAAAGTCGGATAGAAAATATCCCTTATGGCTGGATAAGTCGGGCCGAAATAGCCCTGAATCATGCCAGGATAGCGCCCGGCAAAGTTAAGCAGATCAATACAGCCAACGAAAGTTTTGCCAGAGCCTAGCCCTCCCACATAAGCCCTAAACTTAGTATTTAGCTTATTAAGAAATATACCCTGCGGGGCGCTCAGTTCAATCCTCCCCATTAGTTACGCGCACGTCGCCAACAGGCTCACGGACTGAAAATGAAATATTGAGATTCTGTGCACTATCATCAACCGGCCTGTCTGTTTCTCGCCATCCGCCTTGTGTCTTTAGGTAGAAAATCTGTGCTGTGACGTTCCCAGATAGACAGTTCTCCATTAAAGAACTGCCAACCTTATTGATACTTTTAGCTTTACCCTTTTTATAGAGAGTATCCAGCTCATTATTTCGCTGCCTCATATTTTGCAGCGTTTTTCTAGAAACTCCAAAGTAATCAGCTATTTGCTCAAGGGTGAGATATGCTGACAAGGCCTCAAATTGTGCTAATTCTTTCTCATCAAACTCTTTGGCTTTTCTGCCCATACTTGCCTACCGTGTATATCTACAGGATTATCAAATTATATACTATTTAAAGCAAATTCATTTGCATGCTTTCTTTATCTTTTTTTATGTTTTTTAGCATATTGGCATATTTCGATTCTTTGCCTGAAAAACCAAGAGATTTTAACGTGTGGTCATTGCGTAATATAGCCATAGAAATCTCTTTGTATGACGGCACCCTTCCAGTCCCAGCCAGCAAAGGCTCAACAGAATCGGGGATTCCTTCCTTATAACAGCGTTCCTCCCACATGCTGATATATGCGTTTATTTTTGATGTAATGCTGCTCCCAGCATCTAATTGCTTCATCTGCTTTTTTGTTTGCCAGTAATTGCTGCTCATTTGTTAGCTTCCCCCATGCTTGCCTGGTTATGTCTTCAGGGCAATTTATAGCTAAAGCTGCTGCCGCATGCCCTACCCATGCCCTTCTATTTAGCGCGTAATCTGTTAAGGCGTTTTCACAGCTAATAGGCCACTCATTAACTACTCGCATCATATAACTACCGTAGAGAACATGATCGCCCGTAAACTCTATTGCTTTTTGCAAAAAAGCGCCTCTATTTGAGACGCTTCCCCACATGTTATGGTTTATTTCTTCCCATAAATGATATGGATGATAAACACGGTTAAATTTCTTCGCCTTCGTTTTCATCATCAACAACATCCCATGAATCGCTAAAATCTTTGTTCTTAAATAGTGCTGCAACACCTGTTATCTGTTTAAGACGCAACAATTCATCTTTAGACATTCCGATGTGATTGCTAATCCAGGTATCACCCTTGCCCATCTCTACAAGCTCTGCGACTATTGTCGACATAAGCTCTATATTGTGCGTTCCTCTTGCTCTGTTGTGCCTGATTGTTGATGCCATTCTGTCGTGCATCTCTTTATTTAGCACAACTACAGGCAGCATCTCATTTTCTCGTTCCCTGATTCGCTTAGACTCTTTTAAAGTCCTAAACCTGTGGAACCCGTCAACAACTGTATATTTTTCATCTCCTGGGTCACGAACAACAACAACCGGCTGAGTATAGCCATCCTCCCAAATAGATGTTTCAAGCAGCGCCATCTCAGGAGGTGCAACCGCGTTAGGGTTATAGTCGTTTGCTTTAATCTTATCTATATGCACTCGCTTTACATTATAAACAGGAGACATATATTCAGGCAGGTCATAAACGCCTGTTTCATTGTGCACTTCATCACCTGTTAATGGTGGATTAAAGACACAGATCAAAACCACTTCTTCAAAAGCCTGAAAATAATGCTTGTCATTATTATCCAGAACATAAGTAAAATCTGGCTTTATCTCAAACACCTCTCCTGTTTCTGCATTTGTTAGCTCACCTCTACCGCTAACACAATAACAGCTCTCAAGATGATGCTTATAATGCCAAAATTGCTTTTCACCAACAGGAACAATGGTTTTTGTCATTGTATATCCCATGTTGTCTGTATCTAGCAAAATTCTGTGGCTAATGAACCCCTCTTTAGGGCAGTTAATAACACGATCTTTTGATAGTTCATTTACATTTATAACTTTCATTTTGATTCCTTTTGTTTCATTACACCGCTGTATTTTTCCTGTATTTCTTTTTGCCTTATAGCTTGCTCTCTTGTTGGAGCCAGCCCAAGATATTTGCAGGTATGATCATTTTTCAAAATTGTTATTGCAAACCGCTTCCACGAAGTGACATCCCCGCTTTTTGTTTTTAGCCCATCCAGATGATCTGGCGGCACCTTTATAACAACTCTCCTCAAGTTATTGCCACCATGAGGCGTAAAACCATTTAAATGGTATCTAACACCAAGGTTATCTAATTCCTTTATTGTTTCATCTGGAAGACCGCGCCCCACCCTGCCCCAATACTTAATCGACTGAATGAAGCGCGATTTAAAATTTTCTCCTGATTCTTTTGGTAATGTATCAAGCAAAAATTTAACAAATGATTTCCATGTATGGCCTTTAGGCAAATTAAAAGAATTATAGTTTAACTGCTTGCCATAGGTTGCAGTAAAGTTAGCGCCCTGCACTCTTGCGCAAAGCCTGGCCCACACTTGCGGGTCTATAACCCTATACAAATTAAGGCTAGATTTTGACTCGCTCATAAATGGGCTTGCCACCCGCATAGATTCAACTGGTATCCCAGCCATATAAAAAACGTCATATAGCTTATTGTATTGCCAGTCAAACTTTGCATTTGCAGCCCATATATCAGAAGTTCTCCAGTCATATATTGGATAGCAATTATAAGTATGCTTGGTGTTCTTTTTTGTCCACATCTCTCCTTTTTTCGTTTCTTTTCCGTCATTCATTAAAGCCCTGAATCTATTTAAAGACTCTTGAGTTCTAATGCCTATTAGGTTCGCACATGATTTGCCTTGGCTATACCACTCTGCGAACATATCCCAAAATTCGTCATAACTCATATTCTCAATGAATAGATCACCAAATGGATGATTGTTAATATTTACAATATAATCATTGTCAGGCATTGGACGTATCCACCTGTCTTCATCATTAACACCCCAGCACTGCCAATTAACATCATAATGAGAAACAGTACACGGCAGCGTAATAGGCAAACAGCACCAATAAACATCAAGATAATTTGAGTTATCTTGCAAAATCTTGTGCATAAAATTAAGCGTGTCAGTATAATTGGCTTCATTGTCTAATATCTGCACGCCTATCTTTCTTTTTATTCCTTTAGACTTCATATAATCCAATACAAGATTCAGCATAACACCAGAGTCTTTGCCACCAGAAAATGACAGATAAATTCGCTCAAAATTTTCAAAAATAAAATCAAGCCTATCTATAGATGCCTCTAGTACATTTTTTTCTTCATTGTATTTTCTTTTCATGTTCTTTCCTTAATGTCTTTTTTGGTTATTATATATAACACATATAAAAAGTAAATAATTATTTTAATACTTTCTTTTCTCCCTCCATGACATAAAGCTGTGTCTCTGCCTCGATTAGCAAGTTTAATACCTTCTCAGTCCTGCGCGGGTCTGCGTTCTTATCCATAGCAGCATCACGGTTAAACTCTACGATATAACCTGAAAGCCTGCGCTTGTAATACTTAATCTCGTCTAGTGTCATTGCTGCTTATCTCCTGGGTGTGCTTCGTCATAATCCGTCCCGGCCTCTGTTTCATAATCAGCACAGTATTCAGGATTACATCTCGGCTTATTGATACCGCAGTATGTTGAGAATATAGGCTCATCCTCATACGTGCGGATATGTATACACTTCCAGCGCTCTCGTTCCTGGCTCATATTATCCCCTATGGTATGGCCTGCATGGGTGGCCTGCCTGTGTTCATTACGTGCATATGCAGGTTTATTACGTCGTCCTCTGATT